GCCAATGCGGTTGTAGCCAGGCACTGCGGTCTGCTGACCGTTCGGCCTGCCGTAACTGAACACAAGGTCAGCCGGCGTGGGCGTTACCAGCGACCCAACCCGGATCGGGGTGTCATCTAAGAAGACCGACCGCTCCAGCCCGTGGATGTCGTTGCCGTAAGCGGGGCCCTCGATGTCGCCTTCGCAGATCAGGAACTGAAGCTGCGCAAAGCTGGTCGACCTGAGACCTGGATCATCGTCCGTGTAGGTCGGGTTATAGACCGGGACGTTTTGATTGACGACGACCGTCTGGTTGCCACCACCGCTGCTGCCGCCACCTGCGCCGTGGATTTTCTTGGTCATGACAACACCACCCCGTTTACATACCCCAGCAGGCCGCTGGTTCCTGACGTCGTGATACTTCGCGTTTCTGGCAAGTTGCGCAGATCGAAGCTAATAATTCGCGGGGATCTGACCCTTCGCTGGCCGTACAAGACAGGAACGCACTCACCTTGACCGCCTGTGCCTTGGTTGCGGCTGAAAAGGTTCGACTCAAGATCTGCGGATCTAGCGGCCTCCGTACCCGAGACGCTGTTGTTTGCATTCATGCCGCTTAGCTGCGGCGTTGGCGTCAACAGCTCCGCAATACCGCCCAGCACCAACGCACCACCGACCAATCCGACGCCAAGCATCGAGGTCAGGCCGAAGGTGGCAGCAGGAACAAAGATCGCCACCGCGATCAGCACCACCCCAAGCAAAATCCTTCCGAAACCACCAGCGCCCTGCAAAACAGGAGCAAAAATAATCGTCTCTGCACTTGTGCCACGCTCCAGTTCATCCTTGTCCAGGCCTTCCGGCTGATCAGTCACTACGCGCCAGGCAACACCGCGCTCGTGCTGTTGCAGGATCCAGGCATAGAAGCCCGGACGAAGTGCTTCAAGCGCCCTTAGCGCCTCTGCTGGTGAGGCCGCTGCAATTTTGAAAACTCGCCCAAACTTTTGCCCCGCAGCGCCTAGAAGTCTGATCGTTTTCAGCTCTTCCATAACGCATGAGGCCTTAGAACAAGTCTAATTCGCCTCTCCCACCAGCCTCCGAAACGCTCCAGGCGGCTTTTCTTTTCGGCCAGGTGATGCAGGAAGCGCTGGTGATCAACGAAGACGCCGACGTGATCAGTGTGGCCAGCGTGATCGCCAAGATTCATCAGCAGGATGTCACCCTCCTGGTACGGCCCATGGACAACAGGTCTGCCGACGTGTTTCCACTGCTCATCGAATGGCCGAAACTCTGCGGTGTTCCATTCGCCGTATCTGCCACGGGGCCACGCTGGGAGTTGAACGCCTAGCTCCGCCAGTTTGTCGCTCACCAAGCTGTAGCAGTCGTAAGTCCCAAAGCAAAACGGACGACCAACCAATGGCGCGATGCCATCAGGATCGGCCTGAATGAACTTGTCCGTCCGCAAGCAATAGACCGCCCAAGGCAGCGTGTCCTGGGCCATCACCTGCTGATCCAGCGGGCTAAAAGCTTCTAGCTCTAAATGGCTATGCCAAACACCCTTGATCCCTGCCTCGTCCCAGTGGGCGTAGGCCATCGGGCTGATCTCAAACTCTTCCACAGGGTTGGAGGCACTGTTTTGCACCTCGACCACCCGACCATCTTGCAAAACAAAGCCGCAGGTTTCTTGCGCTGAAGTCGCGGACGCCATCTTGCGGATTTCGCTTTTCTGGTCATGCGTTAGCCAGTTCATAGGGTCAGACCAGGGAAACCGCCATAGGGCAAGTCGGCGTAGGTCTCCGTCACCGGGTCGTAGAACCGCAGACGGCAGCTAGTTAAACGCTTACCGCAGACGTCGTTGTCATCGCCAGGCGGCAGAGGTGCGGCTTCGTAAGCAGCGACAGCGTTGTCGTAATCCGTCTTTGCGTTGTTGTAGTTCGTCTGTGCGGTCACATAGTCCGCATAGGCCGCGTCAGATGCCCCCCTTGCGTTGTCGTAGTTGGTCTGGGCCGTAGCAAGCGCAGCATCCAACGCAGCAGTCTGGTTGTAGGTCTTGACCCACCGCTGCATCTTGTAGTGGTTGCCCTGCAGCTGTGCAGGGGCAACCTCATACTTGCCTGTCTCGACGACGCGATCTACATAAGGACCCTTGCGCCATTCATAGCCGCCACCCTTGTCCACGCCCGCCCAGTAGGCATGGTGACCGCCGGTGTAGTCGATCCAGGCGTAAGTATTTGAGTCGAGTTCCCACTTAGTGAAGCTGTAACGCTCCTCCGCCATCGTGTCTTCGCCGTTGTAGTTATTCCTCGCGTTTTGAGCGCCCTGCAGCTCGTTCAGACTCTGGTTCGTGAGCGCGATCGCTGCGTTGTAGTTACTCTCTGCAACCTTCAATTCCGACAGCCTCAAGCCCATGGTTTCCCGCGCAGCAAAAACCGCCTGGAGCGGTTGGTAAGTGCTCGTCGTTAGCGGCTGGTCATTGACATCAGCAAGAGGCGCCCCCGAGTACCCACAGCCGTCGCCGCGATAAACCCACGGGCAGGTGTAACGCAACGCTCTCCGCCTGGGCAGCATCACCCCGTCCAGGTCGAACGCAGTGCTCAGCCTGAAAGTGACCGCCAGCTTGCTCTCTTGTTCCTTCTGCTGAATCGTCCAATCTTCATCGGGCCAGTGACCGTTTGGGTCAGGCGCTGTACCGTCGTCCAAATAACGCCGCAGGATCCGCCGCCGCGTCATCTTTCCCCCGATCAGATCGTTCCAGGTATTAGCAAGAGAAGTCCACTCCAAACCAACGTTGCCAAGCGTGATCGAGGGACTTGGAGGCACGCCCTCGGTCTTCAGGTTGAACCCTCCCGCTTGGAAGGGAATGGCGATGTACTCAAGGCCGCCTGAGAACACCGACTGGCCGTCAGCTACAACCCAGTTACAGAAACGGATGAAGCGGTTATTAGGATCGACTGCAGGATCAATCGGCTGCAGATCAAGCGTCCAAAGGTCAATAATGGCGTCGCCTTGTAACCCCTGTTGGTCGGCGTTGTCCTTAAACGTGCGGTCGTCGGCCATTAGTCATACCAGCGTTTCAGCGTGAACGACAGGCTCGCCATATCACCTGTCTGATAGCTCCAATCCCACATGACGGGGTCCAGGATCCATTTTTTCGCTAGAGGCTCATTGGGCGGGGTCCACACAAAGTAGTTCGTCCCCAGTGTGATCAGCTCCTGCTCCAACGCCAGCACGTCCTCAACAGGCATTGGCGGCGTCGATAATTCCCACGTCTCCATTAGCGGGTTCACCCCGTCCTGACGACGAGCGACATAGCCATCGCCGTACTGCTGCTGGATCGTGCGCAGGCTCGCCTGCTTGGTCGCATTAACAGCAACGCACAGGTTATTCAGTGTGATCTGGCCGGAACAGGAGACTGGCATGGATTAGCGGGCGAGGAGACCACCAGGGCGACGTTCACGTTGGATCACGCCGACGGTTGCTGCTTCCACCATTCTCGCCAGCTTCGCTGCTTCCTCCTTATTGGGACCAGAACCTGTCGAGCTGCCGCCGCCCACGTCGTTGAGAGTGATGTTGACCACGGTGGTTCCACCATCGCCGTTCATATTGCTCATCTCAGAGAGCGGAATCACAGCTTCGGGCCCTGCTTCTCCAATCAGCGCAGCAGTGGGCTGGCGAACAATGCCGCCATCAGCAAAGGGAGTCAGCGGACCTTGGAGTCCAGTGGTATCAACGCCGAAGCTGCTGCCACCGCTAAAGCCGCCAAAGCTTTGGCCGCTGATGCTGCCGCCACTCAAGCCAGCAAACGATCGAGCGATGCCGATCGCAATGTACTGAGCAATCGCTGTGGCGGCGTAGTTCAACAGTGCGCTGGCAATGCTGCGGAAGAAGTCAGCAATGGCCTCCTGCGCTGTCTTGGTCCCATCTGCAACCGACTTCAAGCTGTTGGCAAAGGAATTACCTACCGCTTCCCCTGCCATTGCTGCCAGCTCGGCAGATTCAGTCAGCTCACTGAGGCGAGCAACCTCTCCCCCGTCGTATGAAGCGCCCCGCAGCTTCTCTTCGTTGTAGGCCCTAGCAGCATCGGTCAGTGCGTCTTGCACCTCCAGACGCTTCAAATCAGCGTTCAAGGCCTCCAGAGTCAACCGCCGCGAAGAGTCTTGGATCTCATTGATCTGGGCCTGGTTATCTAGGAACTGGTAATCAATCTCCAGCAGTCGCCGACTTGTTTCATCCTGCGCCTGCAGCAGCGCCACCTGACGGCTGAACTCGCGGCTCAGGTCGGTATAAGTCTTCAGCTGCTCTTTTGCTACATCAGCTGCAGACTTGCCGCTCTTGGAGGAATCAGAAGAAGGTCTAAGGGGATCTGGTAGGGATGGCCTCGGACCTCCTTGGCCACTAGCAAAAGCAGCGTCAAGCGCCGTTGCTTGATCCGATGCAGCCAGATATTTCTGCATCGTTGCAATCAGGGCCTCGCTATACGTCTTGCCCGTGGTTTCAGCCGCGAAGTATGCCTTCTTCTTGAGACCCTCTAGCCCCACTCCGAACGGGGTGATCGTCTCACTAAACAACTGACGCGAACCCTCACCCCTGCCAAAGATCCCTAGGTCATTTTCAAGAGGAAGCCGCCCAGCTTCA